ATGTTATTTATGATAAGAAAATAACAGACAATGATGTTGCAGATGCATGTGGCATTGGTCACTGGTCAATAAATAACTGGAATAAGGCTATTGGATTTGACAAGGATGAATCATGAGTGCTAAACTATATACAAGTGAATTATGGCTTAAAAAGAGATATCACATTGATAAGAAATCTCCAGAGGCTATAGCAAAAGAATGTGGGGTAAGCGTGGAAACTATTTATGTATATCTTGCTAAGTTTGGATTAAGGAAGTCAAAGAGATGAAGTTAGAGCCAGTTTTTCCAGATTCACAACAATTTAAATGTGAAGATTTATATTTACTTACAGTAGGAACAGAGGCTGGAAAAGAAATACTAGAAACCTGCCATGAAATTGCCCACATGTTGGTAAAAAAGAATATTGCTTATGGCAACTCAGCCCTTGAACCTGTACGTATATTTTCAAAGGCGGGACCAAGAGAGCAACTACATGTTCGTATAGATGATAAGTTAAACAGACTTATGAAGGGTACAGAGTATCCAGGAGATAATGATATTGATGACTTAATAGGATACTTGGTATTGCTAAAAATAGCAAAGTCAAATGATTTAGGAACTCAGGGGGATTATCAACTTGTCAACTGAAGAAGATTTAATTAAGCATCTTGACGAAATTAATAATGTTGTAGGAGAGTATCTAAAAGGAAATGATGCAACAAAGATTTCCAAAGATCTTTCAATACCAAGAACTCGTGTAGTTCAGCACATCAATGAGTGGAAGGTTATGGCATCTGCCAATGATGCTATTCGTGCTCGTGCTAAAGAAGCACTTGCAGTTGCAGACACACATTATAATAAACTAATTGCAAAGTCGTATGAGGTTATTGATGAGGCATCCATGACCAATAACCTGGGGGCAAAGACTGCTGCGATTAAACTTGTTATGGATATTGAGTCTAAGAGAATTGATATGCTACAAAAGGCTGGGCTTCTTGAGAATAAAGAACTCGCAGAAGAAATGCTACAAATAGAAAAGAAGCAAGAAGTTTTGATGGCAATTCTTAGAGATATAGCATCTGAGTACCCACAGGTTCGTGATGAGATTATGCGTAGACTTTCTGATGTTGCTAAAAAGGATGAAGTGATTACCATTGTCCATGAAGTTTGATGATTTCCTTGAGGCTTTAGCAGATAGTCATTTTGAAGAAACTCCAGTCGATGCAAAGACGTTTGTTGAGTCTCCAGAATATTTAGGTCAGCCAGGATTATCTGATATTCAGTATGACATTGTTGAGGCAATGAGTCAGATTTATCGCAAAGAAGATCTTATAAATATTATGGGAGAAGAAGAGGGGTCAAGATATTATGACAAATACACAAAGAATGAAATCATTCTACAACTTGGCAAGGGTAGCGGTAAAGACTTCACCTCTACTGTGGCTTGCGCTTATATTGTATACAAATTACTATGTCTCAAAGATCCAGCAAAATACTTTGGAAAACCATCAGGGGATGCGATAGATTTAATTAACGTTGCTATTAATGCTCAACAGGCTAAAAACGTTTTCTTTAAAGGTTTCAAATCAAAGATTGAAAGATCCCCATGGTAAGTATGAAGCAAAAGTAGACTCTATTGGTTTTGATAAATCTGTTACAGTTTACTCTGGACACTCTGAGCGTGAATCTCATGAAGGTTTAAACCTTTTACTTGCAGTGCTCGATGAGATTTCTGGTTTTGCATCTGAGGTTGCAACTGGTAATGAGCAGGGTAAGACTGCTGACAACATCTACAAAGCATTTCGTGGATCAGTAGATTCTCGTTTCCCTGACCTTGGCAAGGTAGTTCTTCTATCATTCCCACGATATAACGGAGACTTTATTTCTGAGCGGTATGAAGCAGTAATTGCTGACAAAGAAGTAGTAAGTAAAACACATAGGTTTATAATTAATCCACTACTTCCAGAGGATGATAAGGATAACTGGTTTGAGATTGCATGGGATGAAGATCATATTAAGTCATATAAATACCCTGGAGTTTTTGCTATTAAAAGACCTACATGGGAAGTAAATCCTACAAGACAGGTAGACGATTTTAAAATTGCATTTATGACAGACCTTGGTGACGCAATGATGCGTTTTGCCTGTGTTCCTACATATGCATCAGATGCCTTTTTTAAACAAGCAGATAAGGTTCGTGCTTGCATGACATCCAGAAATCCACTGGATCAATTCAGAAGATTTGAAGAAAACTTTAAGCCAGACCCAGATAAAGTTTATTATGTTCATGCTGACCTTGCACAGAAACACGATAAGTGTGCTGTTGCAATTGCACATGTTGAGAAGTGGGTCAATGTTCAGGTAATTAAAGACTATGAGCAGATATCGCCTATTGTTGTTGTTGATGCTGTTGCATGGTGGGAGCCAAAGGTAGAGGGTCCAGTCAATCTTTCAGAGGTAAAGCAGTGGATACAAAATCTGCGAAGACTTGGATTTAATATAGGCTTAGTTACTTTTGACCGTTGGCAGTCTTTTGATATCCAAAATGAGTTGCAAGCGGTAGGCATGAGAACAGAAACAGTTTCTGTAGCCAAGAAGCATTACGAAGATATGGCTATGCTTGTATATGAGCAAAGACTAGTAATGCCTGCTATCGAACTTTTGTTTGAAGAACTAACAGAACTTAAGATTATGAAAAATGACAAGGTCGATCACCCACGCAAAAAATCTAAAGACCTTGCTGATGCCGTGTGTGGCTCTATCTTTGGTGCTATATCCTATACACCCAGAGATCAAAACCTTGAAGTTGAGGTTCACACATTTAGAGGACAACCCCGTAGAGTTGACACGCTCCCTGAGAACGTGATACAATATAAACCTAGCCAAATAGAAGATATAAAAGACTATCTGGATAGATTAAAAACAATATAAAACACAATGAATAATACAAGGAGAAAAATGAATTCATTTAAGAGAATCGCACTAGCCGTGATTGCAGTCATGACTTTGGGCATGGTCGCAGTAGCACCTGCAAATGCTACAGTAATGACAGTAGCGGTAACGCTAGATGGAACAGCAAATACAACTAATGGTGTAATTGCTACCCCTGCCACATTGCCAGTACCAGCAGATAACACAATCGATGCAGCAGATGCACTACGCTTTGTGGCAACAGTAGCAGCAGGAACATCAGTTTCTGCAGTAGCAACTAACGCAACAATCGTATCAGCACTACACACATCGGCAGCACCAGTCGGAGCATCGTCAGGATCATCATCTTTGACAATCGCAACAGGCACTGGAACAACTGCAACATTTTTTGTCTACACAAAGACAACAGCAATTGGAACCGTTGTAATTAACAATGGTGGAACAACTCTTACATACTATGTACAGGGTACTGCTGGTAAGATCAACAACCTAACAGTTTCAGCACCTTCAGCAGGTGCAGCAGGAACTAAGCAGGATATCGTTGTAACTGCAACAGATGCATTTGGCAACAAGGTATCTGGCAAGTCAATTACAGCAACCGTATTTGCTTCAACAGCAGTTATGGATACAGCAACAGTAACAACTGGTGCTACTCTAACAGACTTTGGAACAGCAACCTTTAAGGCTACTCTTCCAACAACAGGAACACGCTCACTAATTACTTTTGCACCAACAACATCATCAGATGCAGTTGCAGCAGCAGTAGTTGGTTTGACTGCTCCAACACTTGCACCTTTCGCAGAGATTGCAGTTCGTGATCTAGTATCAGAACTTGCTGCTGAGAAGGCTGCAAAGGATGCAGCACTTGCTGCAAAGGCTATTGCAGATGCTGCAGTAGTTAAGGCTGCTGCGGATGCAGTTGCTGCTAAGGCTGCTTCAGATGCTGCTCTTGCAGCAGAGAAGGCTGCTTCAGCAAAGGCATTAGCAGATGCAAAGGTGGCTTCAGACAAGGCACTTGCTGATGCAAAGGTTGCACATGATGCAGTCGTTGCTAAGTTGACTGCAGATAACGCTGCAGCAATCAAGTCACTTAAGGATGCTTTCAACAAGTTGGCTCGCCAATGGAATGCAAAGAATCCAAAGG